ATTACTAGTGTGCTCATAGTCATGGCTGCAACCACGGCAAGAGCGATCTTCTTAAATGAATTCATTTTTCTCCTTTTATTATTCATTTGGTTTATATTGTTTTTAGTCTATCCAAATAGTCTTTAATTTCTTCTATTTGACTAGGTTTATATTGTATCACGTTTGCAGGTAGTTCGTCAACCTGACGTGGCCTATCCCTAAAAGTATGAACCTCTACTTCAGAGTCTATATTTTTAGGAGTGTGAGATATAGCACCAAAAATAGCACCACACACAGCATCGGCCAAGTCTTTAGATTTTTTCCTGGGGTGATCAACTTTATCATTTTTCATAATTTTTAATTGAGTTAATTCTTCAAACAACAACTCGATTGCTGGCATGACAAGTCTTTCTTCGTATACCAACATAGCCATATCCTCATAATGTTTTTTAGCAACAGAAACAGTATCAGTTTTCATTCCTACCTGATTTAACTCATTCTGAATATCGAATGACTGCCAACGGTCAAAAGACACCATGCCAATATCAAACCCTATTCTTCTTAGGTTTTGTATCCACTGCTTAACCTCAGATAGATTAACTGGACCTTCTACCTTTGGCTCCCACCAAGCAACGGCATCTACTACAACTATTGGGGCCACCTGTTCATAGTTATTAATTACCTGTATGTTTACCCATTTTTCTACATGTGCAATAGCAACCGCACACTTATCGTGCTTTTGTGCAAGGTCAGCATGGACATAATACTTCTTAGTTGGGTCTGGCTTGAATGATTCGTCAAATCTTTTAAAATCATCTATTGGATTTCTAGTTGTCATGCAGGATCTTAATTTTTCTGCCTGCTTAAAAAATGCATCAGAAGCAAATGTTGGAACGCAGGCAAAGCGCATCATTGCATCTCCAAGGTCTGTCATAAATGCAATCTTAAAATCGTCAATCTTTCTTGTAGGATTTACTTCCCATGTGGGACGCTTAAGTGCAAAGACTCCAGGATATTTGTATGAAAGTATTTGATCTTCATCCCATGATATTTCAAACCTATTGTCTTTATCATCTTCTGGCAATAATGGATTAATTACAAACTCATGCTTCTTTTCTATTATTTCTTTATCTGCAATAACAGACTCATATCTTTCTGAAATAAAGTCTCCTGGATATCTTGGAAAAGAAAGCAAAACAACCTTGCCTAAGTCTGGGAAACGAGAGTCTACAGATCCACGGAATGCCTTGTATATGTTTTCTGCAGTCTTTCCTTGTTCATTTCCTGTGCCAACCTCTGATGCAAAACCAGAAATCTCATCCAGAACTGCAAGTAGAAGGTTTAGTCCCTCATGTGATTCACGCTCTGAGTGTCCAGAGTAAACAGTAATTGATTTATCAAATTCAATTGAATCTGCTTTAGGGTTATACTTGCCTGCAAACCAAGGAGACTTTTCAATCTTTGTTTTAAAACCTTTAAAGAAAACATTCTTAGCCTGCTGTGCGTTGATAGCAACATTGATTAGATCTATGGCATCCCCAGTGGGTTTACCGAAATATCTGGCTGGATCCTTAAGGCATAGTAACTTATACACGATGTAAGCACAAGCAACAGTAGAAGTAAAATCTTTACCACTACCCTTTCCAAGTTGGAGTATAATTTCATTCTTCGTATATTTCTCATAGTATCTTGCGCCTTCTTCATACCCCATTAAATTCTCTAAATCTTCTTTACGATATATTTGGCTCATTGCCTCAACAATGTCATATTGAATATCTGATAGGCCTGGCTGACCAAGGTAGTCTGGTGACTCAACAAATGTCTTTGCGTCTACTGGTGTCTCTTCAAAATGATTATCTTTAAGTGCTTCCAAGAAATCATCAAACATCGTGGACAATTGTAATCACTTCATCTTTCTTGGCAATATCAGAAAGCCTACGCATAATCTCATCTCGTATCTGCGGATACTCAGACGCTATGTCACGAAGAATTCCCATCAAAACTTCTTGTCGTCTTTCTATTTGAATCATTTCTTCTGCCAACTCTTTATTCTCAAGAAGTCCAGCCTTTTGTAGCATGTCAATTCTTTTAGACTCAATATCCATTACAAGTTTGATAGCAGCAGTCTTTGCACTAAGATTGTTTGTCATTGATGCTTCATCAATAACTTCGTATGTACGAGACACCAGTTTGCTATAGTGGGTGTCTGCTGCAGCAAGTGCCTCTTTAGCACGAGCACGAATAGCATCATTAGCAGATGCCATAACTTTCCACTCGTTGATAAGTGTTACTACTTTTTGTCTTGGTATAGCAAGTTGTTTTGAAATTGCAGTTGGGTCATTACCCTTTAGGTATTCTTCTACTACTTGATTGACCTGATCAAGGTGCTTAACTAAATCATCTTCAGTTGACACCGTTTAACTCCCTTGCTATTTTTAGCAATATCAAGTATCCAATAAGGTCGTCTATATCATTGTCGCCAATGTAAGATCCACCTCTAGTTATTCTAGACAACTTGTCATCAATACGAACATGCAACTGCTCTACACTATCAGAGGTAGAAAAAATTCTAACTGGATTTAAAGCAGAGTCTCCATAGGACTTATTCTTAGCAATAAGCATTTCCTTAATTTCATCACAAACCTGAGCAATTGTAAACTGTGTCTCAGAACTCATCTTCATCCTCTTCTTCCCACGATGCTTCCCAATCTTCCATACTCTTAGATAGCCTAATTAATGTTATTCCCGCTAAAGCAGAAAAAACTCCAATAAATACAACAATAGGTAGCAATACTTTTTTCATCGTCTCGACTTCCTTAATTTAAATTTAGCAAGATATACATAGATTGTCTCCACGCTAACCCCGCATTCTTTTGCTATTTCTTCTGGAGTCTTTTTATCCATAAGATATCTCTTACGCATATAAGTCTCGCTTGTATATAGTTTAGCAGACACATCTACTCCTGTCAAATATCTGATATTGGTTTGGCATTTCTTAGGTGCTTTCTTTGCTGATAATTATCTAAGTTATGATAGTTTGGATCGTATTCTGTATATTTTGTATTAAGGCCACTCTCTCTACAATAATCTAAGACTACGTCTTTGCTAATCTTAAACCTATCTTCATCTTCCAACATTCCAGACAAAAGTTTATTTAATCTTAATATAGAATAATCCACATTAGCCCAATAACTATCCTTATTCTTGTCTGCCCAGGGTCTATGAGTATCATTCCTCAATTCTTTCTCTCCTGGATATTTTCTAATTGTATGATGATAATATAATTTTGTTGGAATTGCAAAAATTTTCCATCCCTTTGACCAAGCCTGTATTGAGCAATATATCTCTTCAGCCGTCCAACCAATAGATGTATCAAATGGCACATCCTCAACAAATTCCTTTGAGGCAAAACACCAGGTAAAGTGAATCCAGTAAGACTGCGTAAAATCTTTATCTGTTGGAACTTCCCTGACATCTGGGAACCAATATCCTGGAGCAAAGTCGTAGCCAAAGTCTTTTGTTACGTCAAGTCTTGGGTAGTAGGTGTTTACTTTTGGTCCAACATTTTTTTCAAACTCAAGGGTTCCGTCTTCGTTAACCTCAAACATGGGTGACTGAAATGACAGAACTGCCTTTTCAGATCTACTATTTTGTAAAATATTGTAGTACTCTTTTATGCAAATTTCGTCCCAATCTTTTTCAAATCTTGTATGACCACAGATATATAAAACATAGTCATAATTAAATGGCAACTCTTTTGTTGTTAAATCTCGTGCCCAAAGAATGCCCCTGTATTTTGAAAGATCAAACTTTCTGTAAATAATTTGCTCTTCTGGAATAAAACTTAAATCTGAATAAGAGTCTGGGTAGTGTTCTTCTACTATTGAAAACAAAATACCTTCTTTATTTTTTGCTTTATCATAGCAGTCTTTAACTGTTCCAAGCAGATCTCCCTCTTTATACCCAATTATCGATACCAATATTTTCTTCATATACATCCCTCCTTACCCAAAGTTCGTTATAATTATTTGAACCCTCTAAGTTTATATCCCCACTAGCAAAATTCTTGGACAGTGCAAAGATATTTCCATCTGGCAAAATAAATCCGTAATTTCTTATTGGGTATTCCCCTGTCAACTGCCTGAAGTCCCCTATGATGGTGTCTGTAGGATTGTTGTAATCAACAAAAGACTTTCCAAATGGTATTGGTCCAGTGGGTGCGAGAGAACTCCAGCCGTAGTGTTTTGATTTTACATTTTCTACAATGCTATTTATTGTTAATTCAAATATTTTATGACCAGGATTTTTTGAATACAGAACACTAGTTTGCATAGCCCAAGATGTTAGGGAATGTCTTTGATCATCACGAAAAGCCATTAGGCTTTGTGACGGAACAATATGTGTTAACGGTCTATTATGTATATCAAAATAAAATCCACCGTTAAGAAAAAGTATGCAGAATCTTGCAAGATCGGATTTATAGCAATATGGCTTCAAAGATTTGAAAGCAATAAAAACATCTTTATCAAAATTATTTTTTATCATATCTTCGATTTCTTCTTGATTCCAAACTTTGTAGTTAAACTCTGGATAAAAATAGTTAAATCTTTTTTTATTTTGCTCTATAAGAAACTTGGCAGCGTCAGGGTATTCTTTGGTATTTAATATTAGTATTTGATTTATATTCATTGTTTGCCTACTCCGTCCCAACCGCTTTTGACCAATTATTAATTGCCCAGTGTCCTATGCCACAAGCATCGGCAACATCGTTATCAGTTATATTTCTATCATAAATTGTGTTTACAAATCTAATGGTTCTCTCTTTTCTTAAATTTCTTTCATAAGTTTTATACCAAGATACTGATTTGCCTGGGTGCTGAGATCTAATATACAGTTGTTCATCTTTTGATATTTTTTTGTTTCCTATATAGTTTTGCCATGTTATTGGAGACACCTTTCCAATTACGCTTGTTCCAGACTGCCCCGCTGCCCCCAAAATAGCGCCCTGAACAAGGGCTAGGTCTGCAGCGGTCTTTGGACTATTCATAAATACGGTATGCTCAATAACTATCCCCTCAAAGCCACCATAAAAATCTAAAAATGCTTTTACCTTTTTCCCTGCGTCCATTACTTTTTCATATATATCTTTTCCATCAAAATTAATTTTTCCAACAGCACCCAATGTTTTTTGTTGGGTATCAAACAAAGCAAATGCAAGACTATTTGTGCTGGCGTCAATAGAGCATAGGTTTTTTGGAATCAATTCTATCCCCCATTTATTTTTTACCATTAGTCTTATCCTTAATCTTTTTTAGTGCTTTAGCAACCGCATCTGGGTTGACAGAGCATGTATTGCAAATTTGGTGGTCATTGTATATTGATAGTGGCATTGAACAGGATTTACAAGGCCTTATCTTTCCTTTTCTTTTTGCTCTTTTTGATTGCAAATACCTTGCAGCAATTTTTTCTTTTGTTGCAAGGTCTCTACATTCTACCGAACAATATATCTGATACGATACTGATTGATCAAATTGTTTATCACAAAAGTTACAATGTCTCACCGAGAATCTCCAGGGGCGCTATTTTAATTACGCCTGTCCCTGCAGACTCACATGCCTTTTTGATTGGGCATGACTTGCATATCTTGGAATTAGATCTATAGTTCTTGACTGGCAAAGTTTTATCTTCCCATGCCTTTCGAACTGTCCTCATCCAATCAAATGCCTGGTCTACCCACCGACGGTAATGATCGTTTACTTCTACGGGAATCAAAAGAAGTTCATGATTGTTTTTATTTTCATAAATCATAACACCCTTTGGCCGTTTTAAAATCTTCATATAGATAAGTAGTTGCATAAGGTGTCCAGTCTTGGCTTTACCAGATGCCTTTCTATATTCAAAACCCTCATTCATCATTGTTTTAATTTCACCAATGAGTTCTTCACCTTGCCAATCAAGCATAACATCTCCGTATCCAAAGATAGGAGGATCGCTGTGGGTGATCTTAAACTCTGTTGTAGTCTCATTGTCATCATTGCGATATATTTTTGCTACCCCCGAATTCATCATTGCTGCCTGAATTCTGGCGTGTGATAGTGTTCCAGCAGTCATATTTGCTGCTGCATATGCGTCTGCATTATCTTCAAACACTTGACCATCAAAAGCAAGATACCAATATCTCGCACACTCTCCGTGCCCATATGCAATGGTTGAAGGGGCAAAAGTCTTTTTGACAGTGTGCTTATCTACACGATTAATCGTATATCCTTCTTTAATCTTTGCTTCTAGGGCAGCAATATCCATAGAGTGAACTGGCTTTTCTTCTTGTTTTATCATAACTGTATGTAGTAAATTTTTTGTCATTTTAACTCGTTTCTGTTAGTATAAGTATAGCAGATTATCGGATTATGTACTTTAAAGCAGAAACAAGATTGTTGATTGACTCTGCTGCAGTGTAGTAAAGATTCTTCTTTCCTCTATCAGACTTGTCCACATTTGCCATCCAAGTGGCCTTGAGAGACATTTTTGCTGCAATTGCCTGTAGCCTAACTATCTCTACCGTTGCTACATTAAGTGGTATGTCTGGCTTTATGATAATCTTAGCAATGAAAGTAAGAGCCGTTGTCAACTCCTGATCATCCATATAGTCTGCAATCTCTGCCAAACCATTTACCATATCTATTGTTGTTTGTTGTTGCTCCATTATTCCTCCGTTAGTTGTTCTAAAATACTCATCTCAATTATAGCAAGTCTGACTTTGGCGTTACCCTCGCCAATAACCACAACTATGGCTGGATCTTTACCATTCTTTATAGCATCAGTTGTAGCCTTTGCCCAAACCTCTTTATTTAATGTAAAAGATTTTCCAACCTCTTTAAAATCTACAACAAAATTTTTCCAAGAAGCATCACCTTTTTTAGTATTGCGACCAGAGTTTTTATGCTGCTTGGCACCTATTCTTTTACTTTCACTCTTCTCGCTCATTGACCTTCCTTTTCTTGTAACCAACCTTAAACAACTGAACTTCAGACAAGTGTTTGTCAGAACACATCCAAGATGCCATGCCAGTTGCAAGATATACCCTAATAGTTTTTACTTCTTTTTTACAAACCTTACAAGGAAACTTTCCTTCGTAAACGCTATACTTGTCCACTAATTTTATTCTTAATCATATCTTGTAGATCAAGATCCTCTCTTACCCTATTAATAAATCCTTCTCTTCCCTGAATCTTAGTTCCGTCTGGAAGAATATACCATGCTCCTGTACGCTCTACAAAACCCATAGACTCTGCTGTGTCAACAAGATCAGCAATTGCATCTACTCCTAATACGTCTCCTCTAAAATAGAAATCGTATTCTCCTGATTGAAATCCTGGAGAGGTTTTAGAAAATTGAAGTTCCCATCTAATTTTTCTTCCAATCTTTTCTTCTATCAACTTATCTCCGACTTTAATCTTTCCCTTGAGCGCTTGATTGTCCGACTCTGAAGAAAATAGTTTAATAACACATGAGGAATAAAACTTAGTAGCCTGACCACCAGAAGGCTGCTGGCTAGTATACATAGCATTGATATTGTTACGAGACTGAGAAATAAGAACAAGCAAAGTTGGCTTAACTTTATTGTTTGCATAATTAAGCATTTTCCATGCGTTACTAAAGTCACGAGACTCTGCTCCAATCTGCTTTGTATTTTCCAAAGCCTTCATCTCATCAGTGTCCTTTTCAAAATAAATTGCAGGAAGCATTGATGTAATAGAGTCTACCACAATTAAATCAACTCCAGCATTCATTAGGGCAACTCCAACATCAACCATGTCACTGATTGTTCTAGCCTGTGAGTAGATTAATTTTTCTGGATCTACCCCCATCTTTCTAGCCCAGTCTTCTGAGTATGACATCTCTGAGTCAATCCAAGCACACAATTTACCTTCGGCTTGTGCAAGGGCAATCATCTGAAGACACATAGA